TTTCCGAGCAATGTTGTCCACCGTAGTCCGCTCATAACTCCTCCTTCTACTCTGACCTTCTCCTTATTTCCTTTATCATCTTTAACAGTAAACCAAGCATCATAAAAGCCTTTGACTATATTAGCTGCTATCTTGTCGAATAGATCCAAGTCTTTGGTTGGCACATTGAAACGCGCGTGCCTGAGTATATGTTTTATGATACCTACTATCTCATCAGTTTCAGGCTGATGATCGAATTCATCATAATCAAAGGGTAAGCCATAGAATTTAGCAGCTGCATTCAACATATCTTTCATTCTTTTTGTCTGCTCATTCACATCTTCTTCTATTGTCGAGCCGGGCCAATCTTTGTAAGATCCATTCAGTAATTCATTTACCCAAGCCATCTGGAGGTATGTTTTCAGGTCTGATGCTACTGCTATCCGTAGTTTACCTAGCTCTGATTTGATTATACTCTCATTTTCCTGTCGATCATTGTTGATGGCGTCTATAACTAGCTTCTTCAAATCTAACACATCTATAGCCAAATTTTTCTTCGCTTTGAATTTGAATATTTTCCCATCTATCAGTACTTGAATCCTGCCGTCTGATGAGCTTCCTGCTGTGGCCCAGTCCCCATCCATCACGAAAGTTTCGAAAGTACGGTATTCATGGAGTGGGTGTATATGCATTGGTAGAAATTCCTTGACTAGTTCATCCCAATTGTATCCGTACAGATTATGCTCTTCACCTCCCTGAGCCAGCCTCTTGCCTTCAGCCATATAGTCAAAGCCCGGGAACGGTGGATTTCTATACCCAGTCAAGTTCTTGCATTCTACGTACTTGGTCCAATCTTCTGTGTCCATGCCCCTTGATTTTATTATGTTATTCATCTCTGATGTTACTTTAGCGAAATGCGTTATGTCGTGATCTAAAGCTCCGAGCCACACCATTCTAGTGAACCATTCTATTCCCAATACTTCAGCTGCTGCTGTCAGGTTGTACACGGTAATGTAATCAAACCCCTTTGGTATGTGTCGCAATATACTCATTAATGTTGTAGTCGTTTTGAGCCGTCTATGATGATAAACCATGTCTGTAAACCTTGTTCGCCTTATGGATAAGTCACTTTTGGTCCTTGGTATGTATAGTGCCTGGAACATGTCGTCTACTTCTGGAAGTGGGGCACTTACCATCTTCGCAATAGTAGCTTCGTCGTGTGGTGGGAGTTTGCTTTTCTTGGATACCTGAGCCTTCACCTCAACCCAAGTGGCTTTCCCTAGCCAGTCAGGATTAGGCAGTAACTCAGGGACCTCCATGGCCGTCCGAAAACTATTCAAGGTGTCAGGTTTATTGGTAGTGATTATCAACGGTACAATAGTGTTACCAGAAAGCTTCTGTGCTTCTGTCCAACCTGGCTTATTGGTAAAGCTCCAACACACGGCGGTAAAGTGGCTTAGATCCCACTTGCTGTCGCCTCCGCTGGTACCGCCGTAGGCAGCGGAGCTGAAACATTTAAAGGCGGCGCAGCTTCTGACTCTTCTTCCCATCCCAGTGTTTGTCCTGGTGCATTGTCCGGGAATGTATTTGGCATGGCCCACACATTGTTGAGCAAAATACACGGCAGAGTAGCAAACCCACGTCCAGTCAATATTTGTGTCATCTGCGGACTGTTGTTCGCAGCGGTTACCCC